ACGAGCCACCTGTTTGCTTATTGCCACCCCAGAATTTCCACCAAGGTTTCTTGGTTTCTTTCTTTTTGGGCATATTAACCATATCATCAACATCACTGCTGATTGTTCCTAATATACCACTACTACTACCTTTCGATTTCGTTTCTTTATTACCACCACCCCAGAATTTCCACCAAGGTTTTTTCTTTTCTTCCTTTTTATCATCATCACTACCACCATCTTTACCATTACCATATCGACGTAACTTCTCTTGCATAGACATGTTATGGTATTTGGTATATTCATCCATCGAAACTTCTTTTCCGTTTATATACCCTTTCCCTGTCTTAACATCAAATCTAGAACTAACTTTACTACTACTACTTACTTTCTGTGGAGTTGCAGTTTCAACCTTTTTCTCAGGATCATCTTCTTTACCAGTTCCAGCCCATCCAAGAAAATCCCACCAAGCTCTTTTCTTTTTCTCCTGTTGTTTTTTAATCTCCTTATCAGCATTAACCATATCAGTAGCATCACTACTGATTGTTCCTAATATACCACTACCACTGGCATCAACCTTATCATCATCATCATCCTTTCCAGCAAGTATTTTATCAACTTCCTTAGATTTCTTCTGAGCAGAAGGACCAATCTGACCAGTCATTCTATCTACTAAACCTGTTAAACCAGGTATAATCTGCATGAGACCGCCATCCTGTTCCCACTGCAGAATAGCTGGACCAATTCCAGGAAGAATTCTAGCAAGTAAGTATGCATCAAGAGCAGTTCCAAGTGCTATCATTGGACCACCCCAAGTAGCACCAACACCAGTTGCAGTACTAATACCACCACCAATAGTTAACGCACCAGCTATTCCTTCTAATATTCCACCTATATTATCACCACCATCAAATGCTACTTTACTGAAATAGAAATTACCTAAACCACCAATAAAAGGTAATGCAGCATTTAATCTTCTACCCCATCTTCCAGTAAATTTTCCAAATGATCCCCAAGTTATACCCCTCTTCCCTAGTGCCTCGGTCATCTTGCGGATGAAAGGAACCTTATTAATTGCTCCTAATAACTTATTACCAGCACTACCAACTGCACCAATTACAGGTTTAATAAACTTTTTGTAAATTGGACCAAATATTTTGGATTTTAATCCCTTCTCAATCTTACCAGGAAGATGATATATACGCTTTAAGTTTCTTCCAGCCCAACCACCAAACGCTCTAGCACCTCTTCCAGTGTTTCGTACAGCAGTATTAAACATCCCTCTTGCTCTCTTAGATATTTCTGTCCCAAGTTCCAGAGCACCCTTTACAACTTTACTATCTTTCAGACCCTTAATATTCTTCCATGTCTTACCAAGATTCGACTTAATACCATCACCAATTTGTCCAGGAAGTTTCCTTAACTTTTCTCCTATTTTTAAATCATCAATCTTAGTTCTAAATGAATTGATAATTGGTTTTGTTTTTGCTCCAAACCAATCCTTTGCTTTACCTGGAAACTCACGAATCCCTTTTGGAATTTTCCACTGCTTAGCCTTTAAAAGATCATCACCCCTTGCACCCTTCTTAAATAATCCCCTTAAACCTATTTGACCTCTACGGAGTAATCTTAACCTATCTCCAAAATTAGAAGTACCTTTAATAAATCTTCTATAAGAATCTGCAGCTCTTGTAATTGAAGTTTTCTTTTTCTTAAAGAACTGCCACCACTTACTTTGCTTCTTCTTAAATTTTATCTGATTTTTTCCTTTTGGTCCCCTTATTCTATTTGGTCCTTTCCCTCTACCAAAATCAGGAACCCTCCAATTCATTATAAAGTCTAACAGACCTACAATATCACCAATTAGTGCAAAAGGATTGAGTAAGTATCGTAAACTAATAAAACCAAATAAAAGCTTACCTAAATTCTTAACTTGACCTATAAATCCTATAGGATCACCATTTTCATCCTTACCACTAATAAGACCTGTTAACCCATCCAGTATATTATCACCAATTATCCACTTGGCAAAATCAAATAATTTCTGTACAACGAATACAAATTTTTCTACAAATACTTGTAATTTTTCCTTATTAGCTGGATCTCCAACCCATTTTAATAGGTCTTGTATGACATAAAAACTAAGAAGTCTTACTATAAACTGAGCAATAGGACCCCAGAGTTCTCCCATCCAACCAAATATCTTACCAAATTTATTTTTCTCCTTCTTAGTCGGTTTTCGTACTTTTCCCTTCTTATCATCAGTCAGTTTTTGCATTTCTGCAAAATCTTCTGCTTCTTGGTCTCTCTCTCTTTGACTCTTTCTACGTGCTAATCTTTTTTCTAAAACATCAAGTTTAACATTAGATATAGCAATATCTCTTAACGACCCAGCTAAACTTCCAGCAGAAAATGCAGCAAGACCTAACCTATTTTTGGCATATATTCCTTTTCTGGCTGCAAGAACCGCAGGAGTTGCCTTACCAGATGCTCCAGTTACATTGACTAATTTATAGGGGTTAACTTTAGTAGCCACCGTATTGTCTCTTCTCTGTTGCTTGTTGTGCCTTCATTCTTTTCTCTTCTTCCTTAAGGAATCCGACCAAAAGATTCATATAAACTTCTTTCTCCCAAGGCATTAAATTATCAATTGTATCAATTGACCATTTATGATGATGCATTAAGGAGAAATTTACTTCATAATAAGTTTGGAGACTTGTATGGAGAAGAGCTATCCGAAAAAACTAGCTAGACCCTCAAGTACTACATCACTTTCGACCTTAGTTTTTGGATTAGTAACCTTAACAGTATGAGACAGTTTAGGCATAGTTTCAAAGAAATTTTGAACCATCAGAAACTGCTTACTACTCAATTGATCAAAGAACTCAACTAACTCCTCTTCGGTACTATCAGAAGCTTCGTATACTTCTTCAGCATCAGAGATTTGTCTTACACATGAAGCAGCCATCTTAAATATTTGATCAACTCCAGGTTCTTCACCCAAGAAATTCATCTTAACAAAATTATCCAAACTAGGATATCCCATAGTTAGAATAATCTCAGGACTAAGTTTTAGATCTGTTTTATGACCTTTTGTCTTAGTAACTTTTATCTCATTTAAAGGTATTTTAACCTCAACCTGAGTTTCGTTATCATCAGGACAAACAACAGACACATCAACAGCTTCACCAACAGATTTTGTACGAATCTGAAGAAAAACAAATTCAATGTCAAATGTAGGAAGATCATCAATATCATGAATATCAGTACATTCAGTAATGATAGTCTTAATAGCTCTAATAATATCGGCTTGATCTCCTGTTTCAGTTGCTAATAGCAACAATTTTTCTTCTTTGACTAAGAATGGTCTGTAATTCACAGTTCTGCCATCAGAAGGCAGTTTCAATTTGTACTTAGGTACATTCAGCTTTGGTAATGCCATATAGAATTCAATTCAGTAATTATATTTATGAGGCTAAGTGACTAGTAATTGATTAACTGTACTTGCAATTCGATGCTGGAGAAGAGATGCATCATCCACTGCAGCATTAAATGAAGAATCAACAGGAATAGTAATATCCTTCCGAGGTCCAATTTCATCCACTTTTGAAAATTGAGCAGGGAAAAACCTATATCTTTCAAAATAAAATCCAACCGTTAATGTCATAGATCTTGCACGGTCATTATTTAATTGTATACCACCAATATTGTATGGAAACGCTTTCCACAACTGCCAACATCCAGTTAAAGAATATAATCTACTTGCAGCTATACTAGTATTTGCAGATCCACCAGTAGCTACATGATCGGCAAATCCATCTGGTAAATTTCCACCTGCTTTTCTTTCCCACTTATAAATTGATATTTTAGGAGAAACATAAAAATTATAAAATTCTGTATATTGATTTGCATCTGGAGCCATTAATTGCAACCATCGTTCAAAGAAATTTCTTGTATGCTGATTTCTAGGCATTATAAAGGTTGCACTTATTTGACTAAATGCTTGTCCTGTAGCATATTTTTGAGCAGCACCAATATTAACCAAACCACCAGTTGTCGCTTGTCTACTAGGAACATTTACTGTTTGACAATAATAATTTAAAGCATTTCTAAGATTTCCTAATTCAGCAACAAAATTTCCTCCAGGTTGTCCAACACTATTCTGAGTTACAGCTAAATTGTCGTCTGATTGAGCATTATTGAATCCTATAACATTCTGTAATATAGGTGGTGTTGCTATATGAAAAGACCAAAGGTTTGTATATGAAGGGGTGTAATCTTCGTTTTTAAGAGAAAAAGAAACGAATTCATTTAGTTTTGGATACTGAGCAGCACCAGGTGAAGGAACTGAATCCTGTGTCACATCCCATGAAGAATTATTCAGACCCAAAGTATTACCACTAGTAGCAGTACTGGAATTACTACCACCAGCAGTGCTATTTCCAGCTCCACCACCACCTGATGATCCACCGCCACCTCCACTGCCAGAACCATTGCCACTAGAAACAACAGCAGCTACTGCTCCAACCAACGTTGCTAAAATTGCTAATCCAAACATTAGACTTTTAACTCCCTTTCGGTAATTATTTTAAAAATCAATCCCCTATCTTTACAAAAATCATCTGCTGCATGCCATTTTGCTTTATTAATAGCATAGGTAAGAACTTCAGTAATATAAGTTCTTTTACCCCTTGCAGACTTTCTCATTACAGGTTCTTTTGTTTCCCTTTCGGGTTTAACTTCGATAATATACTTTTGACCACCCATTTTCATATAAAAATCAGGTACATAACGATGAACTCTTCCGTCAGATGGTTTAATGTAAGGAATTTTTATTTCCTCACTACCCCATTCAGTGACATGGGGAGTTCTCTCACAAAATAACATGAATTTAAGTTCCCAAGATGACCTATACCATACATTATTTGGGTCACCCCTATACTTTGAAGGTCGTGTTAATTTATAACGACCCTGTTTATATCGTTTAGACCGCATAAATAAAATATATGATCACTATAATATTTAGCGTAGTAAACTAATGCCTGTAAGAAATGGAAATGGGATATATACTTATCCATTAAGACCACCAGTTCCATCTGATCCTGATAATCCTGATTCTTGGGGTGGAACAGAGGCTATTGACTATGTGCGATTTAAGCAATATAGAATAAAATTTGATGATAATAACAAAACGGAGATGAACTCCTTATATAATTACGGTGAAGCTGAGAAACAGTACGTTCAAGCACCTCAAGCGGTGTATCTCGCAATGCCTCCGCAATTAACTACCCAATACGCTGCTAATTATAGACAAATAGATCTTGGGGTTGGTGGTGTAGCACTAGGGGCAGCAGGTGGTGCTAGTGGTTTTGATGATATGAATGCTTTAACCAATACCCTTCAAGACGCTGCAAGAGCATCTGCTCCAGAATTCCTCTCAAGTACTTTAACATCAGCAGTTAATAGTATTGGTGGTATGATGGGACTGCAAGGTAGTGTTGATAAGCAATCTCTAGAATCAATGACAAGGGGAAGAATATTTAACCCCTACACGGAACAAATATTCAATAATATGAGTTTCCGTTCGCATAACTTTAGTTTCAAAATGTTTGCTAGAGATCCTCAAGAAGCACAAACAATAGAAGAAATTATACATTATTTTAAAGCAGGTGCTCATCCAAGATATCAAAGAGGTGATATATTATCTGGAATGCCTTATGCAGATGGGCAAGCAAGATATGCTAATCAAGATGGAGAAGGAGTTGAGGATAGATTTAATAAAAGTAAAACCTCATGGGAAAACCTCTTTGGAAATAGTGAAAAATCAGGTATTTTAGGTGGTAATAGTACTATAAAAAGTGCAGCAGAGGAAAGAAGATTCTTCTCCATCCCAAATAAATTTGAAATAGAATTTGTACGTTTAGCAGCAGATCCAGCAATTGAACAAGCAGTTCTACAACCAAATCTACATTTTAGAATAATGCCTTCAGTCTGTAGTAATATCACTGTTAACTATACTCCAGATAATCAATATAATGCATTAAAAAGAATTGCAAAGGATTCTGCTAATGATCCTACAATCAGGTCATTAAGTGTACCAGCAGTTATTATGAACTTATCATTTACAGAAGTAACACTACTTACAGCAGATAACTGCACACAGGGATATTAATTATGTCTTATTTTTCTCACTTACCAAACGTATATGTTGGAAAAGGTATCACAGATGATGATGGATTTAACCATGATCTTGTCAAAAATATCTTCAGACGAGTTATACTAAGAGAAGATATAGACAAATATGTAACTCAATTTGAATTACAAACGTTACAAGACGGTGTAAGACCAGAACAAGTTGCAGAAGCTGTATGTGGTACTGCTTATATGGATTGGTTAATTCTTATAGTAAATAACATAACTGATATTTACGAACAATGGCCTAGAAGGGAATCAGATCTACAAGCTTATGTAAATGAAAAATATGATACCGATCCAGATGATTTACACCATTGGGAAACACGTGAAGTAATATGGGAGCAAGCAGGATTT